CTAATCTAGACGCTATAACAAGTTTAACAGCACAACCGGCACAGATACAAGACTGTTCATATACTAAAGCAGGTATTATAAATGCAAGGTATGAAGGAAGTAAAACAACTAGTGGAAGCATAGTAGGGAACGATCCAGCATTAGGATTAGTAGTTTTTGAAGCTAGTATACACCCAACTGATGCAGATACAACTACTATTAGAAATGTAGCTAACAGAGACGTAGTTGAGGTGAGATTTAACAGTAAAAGAATTGCAACTGGAAGTAGTTTCGAATTTCAACAATTTCCTTCTAGTTCTAATATACTGTTTAAAGAAGAAGGAAAGGCTATCGTTAGAGTACCAGACGTTAAAGTCTATTCAATACAAAAAGACGAAGTATATCTTGCAGACGAAAATGGTATCGTAACAAGTATACTATAAAACAATTTTTTCATATATTTATATAAAATAGAGTATAACATGGGATATTTAGATAATTCAGTTGTAACAGTAGACGCAATCCTTACTAAGAAAGGTAGAGAGCTACTAGCCAAGGGCGATGGCTCTTTTAAGATTACTCAATTTGCTTTAGCAGATGATGAAATCGACTACACCTTATACAATCCAGAACATCCATCCGGGTCAGCTCTCTATGGAGAAGCTATAGAAAATCTACCTTTAGTAGAAGCATTTCCAGATGAGAATCAAATAATGAAATATAAACTTACAACTTTACCTAGAGGTACCTCAAAACTACCTGTACTAGATTTAGGGTTTGCATCTATTTCACTTAAACAAGGAGCTTCAGTAGCGATTACTCCTCAAACTCTTAATTACTTAGGGGCTACTTCTTTGTTTGAATCTTCTGGGTATACAGCAACTCTTGCCGATGTAAGAGTACTAAACTCTTTTACTGGAGTAGGAGTTAACACAGACGAGGCTGAATCATTAAATACATCTACTACGATTGGTACAAACGTATCAAAGACTGTAATTGGTACTTCCATCAACCTTACTGCAACATCAGTAAACACTTTATTCGGTACTAGAACACAACTCAGGACTACTGTAACAGTAATAGGTAGAGATTCTGGAGCTAGACTTACAATACCCGTAACAATTACTAAATCTAACTAATTATGTCATATAAAAGATTTGATCCGGAAGACGTAGTAGTAAGTGCTGAATCGATTACCTCACCTATATGGTCAGGAGATTCCACTACATTGACTACTTTCTTTACATCATCAACCCAAACTGGAGGTGCCTCCGGAGATTATTATTACGATATCTACCAAACAGCTTCTAATCTAACTGGAGCAAGAGTTCAATTCAGCGTAGCATATGCTGACAAACTAGGATCTGGATCTCTTCTTTTTAACTCTAACGTAGAAGGTAAAGCTCCTTCTTCAACTGTATTTGGACAATACAGAAATTTAGTTTTAGGAGATGAAAATACAGACTTTACTTTTGGTGAAGTAAACTCAGACCATTTTTACGCTATAAATGTAGACAGAGCTAGGTATAAAGAAAAAATCTTACCAGGTACTTTAGATCTTAAACTTAATATATCTGGAAGTACAAACGTATTAAGACTAACTGACAATAGTAAAGTAGTTAGTACTACTTCATTTACTGATTCAGGAAGAGTCTTTGAACTTATAACAGGTTCTATAGGTACCTTAGCTACCGGTAAAGTACAATCAAACGGATATACATCCAACTCAGGTTCATACGGTAAACTATTACCAGACATTGGAGTTCTATTAATAAACGGAAATGCATTAAAAGCACCTGTCGCCAATGGAGGATTAGCTTTTACTAGTAGTAGAGGTAATAATGCTCTTGGTAATAATAACCTAGCTAGTTTTTACGAACTGTTAAACTACGGAAGTAATTTTAGATTACAATCTGAAGAGACTATTTCATCTAACTTTATATTTGTTAGAGCTAGAAACTCAGAGTTTAACTACTCTACTAACCCATCTATTATAACAGGATCAGGTGAATTAATTCATAACGTAATGATTAATACCCCTCAATCTTATATGACAACCGTTGGTTTATATAACGACAATAATGATCTTTTAGCAGTTGCTAAACTTTCTAGACCTTTATTAAAAGACTTTACTAAGGAATCGTTAATACGAATCAAACTTGATTATTAATGAATGAGCGCATTCAAACAACTCAATGTACAAGACGTCTTTGTAAAAGACTATTTAGCACGCAAACAATGGGATGTTAGCGGAAGCGCTACAGGTTCGTACAACATACATACACTAAGAGGACTAAGTAGTAGTATAGCTGCGTATACATACCCACAAGATAAATATAAAGGACAGTATCAAAGTCTAGTATTTAATAGTGTCGACCATTTATTTTTCAGAGATAGTTTTTCTGATCAACAATATAGTGGTTCTAGAGAGTTAAACCTTCAATCAACATTATCTTTATCGGGTTCAAGAAGACTTCAGAATGAGGTAGCTATTATAAACATACCTAGAAAAGTATACGGAGTAGGTATAGAACCTAAAACTTTTGTATTAAAACCAGAAGCTGAAGTAAGTGACTTTTACGCTTCGGATGGTTACTCAATAGATTCTTTTACAGGTGATAATACATATTTTGAAAGACCACATTTTCAATACGGAAGTAATCCTATTAATACCGAAGACTATATTGTATCAGAAAGCTTATACATATCTGAGTCTCTAGAAGGAGAATACGTTGATATAGATCAAGATCAACAAAGAATAGAAATAGTAGACGACGGGGAAGGAAGATTAGTAATATCAGGAGCATTAGCTACTTTTACTACCCCCCTAAGAGTTGTAGGAGATATAAACTACAACCAAGGTCTTATAATGATTACGGATCCAATTATTGCAAGGTACTACAGTACTTATAATAGACATCACTTGCGATGGAAATCAAACCAACCTATTTATACATATAATGTATACTGTAGGATTAAAGATTCGGAAATGAATTTTACATTGAACCCTTCAGCAATAAGTGGTTCGAATGGAATTTTACAAAATAATGTTACGGGCAGTAGTTTTAACCCGTATATTACATCAGTAGGCCTATATAATAGTTCTAACGAACTTTTAGCAGTTGCAAAGACTAATAGACCTATTCCGAAGAGCGATAGTATAGAAACAACATTTGTAGTTAAATTAGATATATAATGCCATTAATAAATTTTAGAGCAGAAAAAGGACAAGCATTAACTTATGCTGAAATGGATTCAAATTTCGGTACCTTATTTTATTCAAGCTCATTACAGAATAACGGTCAGACTTTAAGACTACATTATAGCGGTAGTACAGCTGCAAATATAAACAGAACTGCTCATGACATTCCCTTAACTAAAGGTATTGGAACAGCAGGATCAGATATGAGAGTTGCATTCTTTACAGGAAGTTCAGCTCTTAGTTCTGTATCAGGATTTATAGTTAGTGGAAGTAAAGTAGGTATAAACCTAAATGAGTCCACCGATATCCCTATAACATATCAATTAGAAGTCTCAGGAAGTATAAAAGCATCAGGAACAGTTATACAGGGTTCTGATGAAAGACTAAAAGAAAATATAGAATCAATACCTTTTGCGCTAGATAAAGTCAAAGACTTAAGAGGAGTAAATTATAACCTTATAGGTAACTCTGAATTGCAAGCAGGATTTATAGCTCAGGAAATACAAGAAGTAATACCTGAAGTTGTTTCTGAAGATAAAAATGGCTATCTTGGTGTAAATTATAGTGGAGTTGTTCCTTACCTAGTCGAGGCTATAAAAGAATTAAAAGAAGAAATAAAGGAACTTAAAAGTAGATCATAATGGCAATTACATTAAGAGGAGATAAAGGAGCAGCATTAACTCATGCAGAGCTAGATACTAACTTTAGAGAGTTTTATTACTCTGCTTCACACTCAGACTTTAGTATTACATTATTTAAATCAAAGTCACTTGATGACTCATTTACTATGCCTGTTAATGTGGGTAAAGGTCCTGCGTTATCCATACAAATAAAATCAGGGAGTGCTCTGACAGGGTCAGAAGCTACAGTTACTGGTTCATCAAACTTTACTTACGATTTTGGAACAGATATACTTAGGATAACAGGTTCACAAAACATTACTGGAAACTTAACAGTAGGCGGAGTAGTAACAGCTGAAAGATTTCATTCAGAGGTAGTATCATCATCTATTATATTTGAATCAGGATCTACTAAATTTGGTGATTCAGCAGACGATACTCACGTGTTTACTGGAAGCATGCTTGTTATAGGTACCGTAGATGTTAGTACTTCTATTACAGGATCAGATATAAAATTAGATGACTGGAATTCTGTTTCAGGATCTTTATCAGGCCATAATACTAGAATAACTACTCTAGAATCTAGCGGTATTATTTCAAGTAGTACTCAGATAGCAGGTTTAGGAGCAGGTATCTTATCATCATCCTTAGGCATAGCTAATCTAGGAGCAGGAATATTATCATCATCAGCTCAAATTGCAGCTGAAATATCCGGCTCATCTACTTTATCAAATGCACAAATACAATCTTTAGGAGCAGGGATAGTTTCTCAATCAACTCAAGCTGTTGCATTATTAGAGAATCAAAACGTAAACCTAGGTATAGTATCAGCTTCAACACTTTATACCCAAATAGTAAGCTCATCAGTAGTATTTTCTTCTGGTTCTAACATATTTGGAGATCAATCTACCGATACACATCAATTTACTGGTTCAGTTAGTCTAGGTAATAACCTAGCTATACCAGGGTTCGCTGATGTATCGTCTTCACTTGCATCAGCTGTTGCTTCAGGAATAGATAATTTATCTGAAGACCCTACTCCTGAATTAGCAGGAGCATTAGATTTAAGATCTTATAATATTACTGATACACTCGGCACAGGAGTAATATCTGGAAGCGTAGGAATAAACGTAACTAAAGATATCTCAGGTAGTTTGTTAAATATAAACGGTATAGGTACCTCTAAGTTTACAAGCCACCTACAGGCACACTGTATAGGTATAGGAACAGCTCCTACAGGAGTAACTGGAGAAGTAAAAGCTACAAAAGGTATATTCTCTGGAGACATAGAAGCAGCATCAGGTTCATTCTCAAGTAATGTAACTGGATTAACTATAAACTCAAGCGGTTTAATTTCTGGTTCAAGTCTTAATATTAATGGAGCAATGACCGGTAGTACTTTACTAGTCAACGGAACCGTTAATGCAACAGGAGACATTACTGCATTCTATTCATCAGATGAAAGACTAAAAGATAATATTACTCCTATAGAAGGAGCATTAGATAAAATTAATCAAATAGGAGGATATGGATTTGATTGGAATGATAATTCTGAGCATAGCGGTCACGATGTTGGTGTTATTGCTCAAGAAATCGAAAAAGTGCTGCCAGAAGTAGTAGTCGATAGAGATACCGGTTACAAGGCAGTTCGTTATGAAAAAATTGTCGCGTTATTAATACAAGCTGTTAAAGAGCAGCAGTTGCAAATAGATGAGCTAAGGTCAAAGCTCTAGCGACAGAAACCAACTAATATGGAAATGACAAACCCTACCTGGACATACCAGGGTAGGATCTTCAACGATATAGCAGACTTCCCAGAAGGAACTTACGGATTCATTTATGAAGTTTTTCATAAACCTTCCGGTTTAAAGTACCTCGGTAAGAAAGTATTGTTTTTTGAACGAAATAAAAGATTAGGAAAAAGAGCTCTAGAAGCTTTGAGAGAAGAAAGAAAAGCAAATGGTATCGGAGGACGGACTCCTCTTAAACAGAAGATCATTACCGAATCTGATTGGAAAGATTATTATGGATCTCATCCAAAGATAAAACAACTCGTTAAAGATTCTAAAGACTTGAGAGCTGATTTTGAAAAGAAAATATTAGATTTAGTACCTAATAAAAAGCTTCTCACCTATTATGAATGTAAACACCTATTTATAAATGACGTCCTAGAGACATATAGTCATCAATATATAAATGATAATATACTAGGAAAATTTTATAGGAAAGATTTTAATAATGAAACTAACTGATATACTTCTTAAAGAGTACGAAGATACTAAAATTGAGTTGAAAGGAGAAATGATTCTACCTGTTGACAAAGAAGTAGCTCTTCAAGCTGAAGACAAAGAGTATAATAGAGGTTTACTAGTAACTAGCAACAAGGATAGAAGCTATGATGTAGCATATTGGGCACAAGATTTAAAACCTTACCCTATTGAAGTTATTATAGACGGTAAATCAGTTTCTAAAGATGCTAAGGTAATTAAATTACAGTATCACCCTGAAATGAAAACAGATGATTAGAATAAAAGAACTTATCGGATTTCCATCTCTACAGTACCATGTAGACAACGGTCTAACCTTACACGAGAATGTCTACCGTTATAACTCTGAAGCCTTTATACAATTATTCTCTGAAGCAAGAGACGCTTGGAGAGACGGTTATATTACGTTAAACGAAGAGGACGAAAAGCTTCTAGAGACAACTGACATAGGAGAGTACGGAGATTATAATGGAATGAGAGTTCCTTTAGACTTACCGATGGTATCTGCAGGAAAAGCTAATCCACTATTTGAAATAGGCTGCATGATTGATGAAATGATTGAAAACGAGGATACGATTGACGAAGCTATGAGTATAGACGAAATGATCGATTATGATCTAGTCAAAGAGCTTGTCGAATCAATCGGCGGTACTATTAATATGGAGAACTTTAGAAAAGCTATACAGATTCAAAACGAAACATTTGATTATTCAGGCTTTGATATGTTGAAAGCTTCAGTTGATTATATGAATGAAGCAGAGTACCAAGGTAAAAAAGTATCACTTAACAAACCAAAGCGTGGAGGATCTAAAAAGTTCTACGTTTATGTTAAGTCAAAGAAAGGTAACGTTAAAAAAGTATCATTTGGCGATACTGGATTATCAGTTAAGTTGAAACAAAGAGGAGCTAGAGCATCTTTCGCAGCTCGTCATAAATGTTCAACTAAGAAAGATAAAACAAAAGCAGGTTATTGGTCTTGTAACATAGGCCGTTATTGGAAATCATTAGGTGGCGGATCAAACTTCTCAGGTTACTGGTAGACCTTATTCTGAAAAAAAAGAAGACGGTTATATAATTAGAGAGTTCTCTCACGATACTCCCTTATTTGAATTCGTATGGCATAGAGATAAAGAAGACCGTTGGGTTGAATGTACCCATGATACTAATTGGCAATTCCAGTTAGATAACGAGGTTCCTCAAAGATTATCAAAAAACAAACTATTTATACCCAAAGAGACATATCACCGATTAATAAAAGGAACTGGTGATTTAGTTGTAAAGATATGGCAAAAGGATTAACTTTAAGTAATTACGAAGATAAACCTAAAAAAAAGAGACCAGGCGTTCACGCTAAGTCAAAAACATCAAAGCTGAAAGGAAGTAAGAACTACCAAAAAGCTTACAGAGGACAAGGAAAATGAAACTATCTAATATCATACTCGAAGATTTTACAAAGTTTAAAGTTGAAGCTAATGAACTTGAAAATGAACTTAAAGATACTTATAACAGAGATGATATAGATGTTACTATAGGTCAGTACCATAATAAAGACAGAGGGTACGGCAAAGTTTCTTTTCGTACGAGAGAAGAACTTGCCCCTTCTGAATGGAACAATATCAAAAACTTTATAGAAGCAAAAGGTTACGAAATAACATCTCAGTCTAATTTTGCGGATGATGACGGCGATAGGTATTTCTATCCTACAATTAAATTTGAATACGACATATAATGAAGCTATCAAAAGTTATTTTAGAAGATAAAAAAGTAGTTCATAGAAGTGAACTAGCGTTGACTAAAGAAGACGTAAGAAAACTTACTGTAAACATATCTGATAAGTTAGAATCTTATCTTGATGTAGGTAATAGACAACTACTTGAATCTTCAATTACAGCAGCTATTAAAGAACTTTTAGTAGAATAGTTGTTTAGTTAATAATTTATTCTTATCTTATCCTATAGATACGGACGAATTATATGGACTACACTTTCCTTTTAGGATCCATTGAGAATATATTGGGTAAAAGTAATAAGAGAGCTAGAGATAATTATGCTTTCCATTGCCCTTTTTGTAATCATCGAAAACCTAAGTTAGAAATTAACATGCATACCAACGAAGAAGGTAAGAACTTCTGGGAATGCTGGGTATGTCAAACAAGAGGTCAGTCTATAAGATCTCTACTCAGACAGCTTAAAACCCCAAGAGATCAAGCTTCTGAAATTTTAAAATACCTTCCTAAAGGAACTAATATTGAATATAAGCAGCTATCTATAATAGAACTACCTAAAGAGTTTAAACCTCTAATAGCTGCTACTAGCACCTCTGTTATAGCAAATACAATAAAAAAATATTTATATGCGAGAGGACTTACCGACATCGATTTTATTAAATACAATATTGGATACTGCACAAGTGGAGAGTATGGAGGACGAGTTGTTATTCCAAGTTATAATGGATCCAATCAACTCAACTACTTTGTTGCAAGAACTTACGATGGCAACTATTTTAAATATAAAAACCCTGAAGCATCAAAAGACATAATATTTTTTGAAAACTTAATTAATTGGAATGTCCCTATTATACTGTGTGAAGGAGTATTCGATGCAATGGCTATTAAAAGAAATGCTATACCGATACTAGGTAAAAGTATATCTACCTCATTATATAGAAAAATTATTACAAGCAAAGTAAAAGATATATACGTAGCTCTCGACGACGATGCAAAAGATAGAGCATTACAAATAGGAGAGAAATTTCTTAACCAAGGTAAAAGAGTATTTATTGTAAATCTACTAGATAAAGACCCATCCGAAATGGGATTCAAAGCTTTTACCGAACATATTCAAACTGCAAAAGAGTTAGACATTTCTAGTCTAATGATGCACAAACTAGACCTATGATTAAACAAGGTATGAACATTCTCGAACAAAACGAGAAGAAAAGATTAGACTTTAACCCTGAATTAAAGCAGATTAATTTTTTAGACCGTAGAGTCTATAAGAGAGGCGAAGGAGTATATTACCCGTCCGTAACTACAATACTCCAATATATGCCCAAGAATAAGTTCTTCGAAACATGGATGAAGGACGTTGGGCATAACGCTGATCTTATCATGAGAAAAGCAGGTAAGGAAGGCACTCAGGTACATGAAGCAGCTGAAAAATTAGTTGAAGGAGAAGAGATATCCTGGATGGACGACTACGGCAGAGCTAAATACTCTCAGTTAGTATGGGAAATGATTTTAAAGTTTGCTGACTTTTGGAAAACTCACAAACCAGAATTGATATCTTCAGAACAGTTCGTATGGTCCGACGAACATAAGTTTGCCGGTACAGCTGATATAGTTTGTAAGATGAACGGAGAAGTGTGGCTAATAGATATTAAAACGTCTAACAGCATACATAAGTCTTATGATCTACAGCTGGCATCTTATGCCAAAGGACTTGAAGAGAGTAGAGGAGTAAAAATTGAACGTACAGGTATACTTTGGCTCAAGGCTCAGTCAAGAGGTCCATCTAAACAAAAGAAAGTTATTCAAGGTAAAGGATGGAAACTTTTACAGATAGATGAGATAGAAAAGAACTTTGAATTATTCCAGCTTATATACAAATTGTACGAATTAGAAAATCCAAATACTGAACCAGTATATAATTCGTATCCAACTACATTAAAGTTATAGCTATTTATTAATATGGTAAAAAGTTTGAAATATGCAATTATTTTCTTATCTTTATATAGTTGTGGGTCGTATACCCTCTCTACAAATAAAGGTTATGAAGTTAAAAGCATACTTGCAGTTACAGAAGTCGGAGACACTATCGCTGTACCCTATAGACAGTTTGTCAAATATAGAGACACTCAATTTGTTAGATACCAGCATAATAATAGCTGGTACTGGAACAACTGGAGATACAACGACCCTTACTTCTGGAATTCATACTACTATTGGAACCAATTTGGATATTGGAACAACTATGATAGGAGGTATCGTTATTATAGCAATACTCCTCGGTCATATGTTAGACCGAAAGTTCAACCGAAAGTCCGACCAAAACCAAAACCAAATCGAATAAGAATAAACCAAGGAAGAAGAAATGAAACTATCAACACTAATCCTAGAGAAACGCGACCGACCCAAGCTGGTAGTGATGGCAGGAGGGGGTGGAACAGGCAAGTCGTACCTACTCAACCAACTCGATCTAGGATCACTCCACCAAGTCAACCCAGACAAGTACGTGGAGGATCCAGACAGTCCGGCATACAACAAACTCAGTCCAGGAGTAGCTCTAGCCAACAAGGAAGCAGAGGCTCTAGCAGACGACAAAACTAGCTTTGTTTGGGATACTACTGCATCCAATCCTGAGAAGATTAAACTCTTTCTAAAGAAAGGATATGATGTGTATATGGTTATGGTTTATACTCACCCTGTAATAGCTTATCTTTCTAATGCTAAACGTAAAAGACAAATACCTTCTACAGCTGTATTTTCTACTTGGAGAAATGTATACAACTTAATTGATAAGTACAATACTATGCTTAAAGGTAATTTATCAATTTTTGTAAATACTAGAGGAGGAGAGTATGACAAGTATGTTGAAGAGTTTAACACTGCAGCAAAAAATGGAGCATCAGGTATATCCGATTACCTGGAAAATCTTAATAAGAAAGAAAACATAGGAGGATCATCTTTTAGGGATCCTTATAAAATGTCAGACCAAGAAGAACAGGAATTTTTCAATGCTGTCAAAGGTATAGATTACAATAAAGAAGACTATAGTGAGGATAGAGCACTGAAAAAATACTTTACTGATTGGTATAGAAAAAAAGGTGAAGGACCAGGTGAGGATAAAATAAAGAAAAAATTAGCTTCTCACAGAGCTGAAAAAGAAAGAGGTAAAGAGAGACATAAACTAGCTTTAAATGATATTGCCGATATGTTATTTGACCCTTTATTTCAAGCAAAACTTAATCACTCTACCCCTCCAGAAATAGATAAAAGAGTTCAAAATTTCTTATCATAATGGCAGTAGCATTATATCCAGGAGCATTTAAACCACCTCATAGAGGTCATTTTGAAGTAGTAAAAAGACTTCTCAAAGGAACTCATGACGGTAAACCCTATACTTTAGATAACTATAAAGACGTAGGCTCTAGTGCACTGAATGAAGTAAAAGCAGAAGCTATAACTAAAGTAATTGTTTTTATAGGAGGTAAAGATAGAAACGGTATATCACCTGAAGACTCTAAAAGAATATGGGAGATATATAAAAAATATTTAAAAAATATAGAAATTTATTCTGAGGCTCCTAATCCTATGCAAAATGCTTCTGCTTATGCAAAGAAGAGACCGGAACAAGATTTTTATGCTATTACCGGTATAAGATCAGAAGAGGATATAGTTGACCTTAGAAGATTATCTTCTTTTAAAAATAGAGAAAACGTTGAAGGATTAATGATGTCCGGTGTAGATACGGCTAGAGCATCTGATTTACGTAAATACCTTTTGTCAGGTAATGATAGTAAGGCATTAGACTTTATCCCTAATATATCAAAAGAAGATAAAAAAGAAGTTCTTTCAATTATGAAAGACGCAATAGTTAGCGAATCAATAGAGAACACTGTAACTAATATGTTTACAGAAAACTCAGGAGGAATGCCAGCTAAATCTACTAGTGCTATTAAATCTAAGGATAGACAGTCATTAAAGTACCTTTATGACTACCTTAAAAACTTAGTACCTGATAACTATGCAGTAGAATTTAAACATGATTTTATCAAGGTTTACTCAGTAGATAAATCAAAAGCATATAACCTTACCCCCTATATGGCTTCTTTAATAGAGTATATGATAGATGAAGGAATGAAAATTACTCCTTTACCTGAAATAAAAATTAAAAAAGACTTAGTAGAGTCGCAGGACTTTTTTGGAAGAACTGCTTACTATGATCCTAATGTAAAAGAAATAGTCCTCTATACAGAAGGCAGACACCCAAAAGATATTTTAAGATCTTTTTCTCATGAAATGGTTCACCATATGCAGAATCTAGAAAAAAGAATGGGTGTAATTAGAACATCAAACACAAACGAATCAGAAGATTTGCTTGAATTAGAAAAAGAAGCATATCTTACTGGTAACATTACTTTCCGAAATTGGGAAGATAAAATAAAAAACGGTTATGAAAAATCTTAATGAATTACTTGGTGAGGGGTACCCTCTTAGGGAAGAAAAACCTACACCTAAATATAAAATATATTGTGACATGGATGGAGTTCTTACTGACTTTGAAACCAGGTTTGAACACTACTCAGGTATGCACCCACAGGAATATGAAAAAGCTAAAGGACTAGCAGCATTTTGGAACCTAATAGATGTAGAAGTAGGAGTAAAATTCTGGATAGGAATGCCTTGGATGCCCCAAGGCCAACAGCTTTGGAATTTTATAAAACCTTATCGCCCTGACTTGTTAACATCTCCATCAAGAGATAACAATTCTAGACTAGGTAAAAACTTATGGGTTAAAAATAATCTAAATCCAAAACCAAAAGTTATATTTGCATACTCTAAAGATAAGCAAAGATACGCAAACGAAAATACTATATTAATAGATGATAAAAAATCTAACATAAACGAATGGGCTTCTAAAGGTGGTATAGCTATTAGATGTAAAGACGGAAACGTTAACCACGTTATAGAAAAATTAAAAGAGCTAGGTTATGAATGAATCTAAACTTAAAAAAGAGTTTAAAGAAAGTGATGTACAGAGAGTAAGAAACATAGTAAATAAAGATTTTACTTCTAAAACAAAAAATCAAACAGGATATCAGAAAAAATATTTAACTCACTCAGAAGGAGACATCTGGGAAGAATCAGGTAAAACATGGACCATTAAAAATGGTTTAAAGCAAAACATCACCAAGCTAGATAATTTTAAAAAATCTATACGCATACCTTTAGCATGTCCAAAATGTGGAGGTTCTATGAAACATCATTTAGCTAAAAAAATGTATAAGATACACGGCTTTTGTTTCGATTGTACTATTAACATGGAAGCTGAACTTAGAAAGGTTGGCTTATACGAATCTTACGAGAAAAAAATGATGCAGGGCAATATGAAAACTTTTGCTAAAGACATCGAACAGTGGGTAATGGATTATGTTTTTAGAGAAAATTCATTTGTAACTGAACAAGGAGATATAGAAGATTGGAAGTCAAATTCTAAACATGACGAGAAAATTTTAAGCAATCTTAAAAGTTACTTAGGACATCTCAAGGAACATATCTCTTAGTATATTTATATAAAAATACACTAATGACTCAGAAGGAAATACTAGAATCAGTTTTAGCTGAAATAAAACATGTTAAAACTCACATGCCTAATGGAGAGTTGAAACAAATGGCTAACGATTTCCAAAAAATGAAGGAAGATGTATCTGATTTAAAACGTACATTGCTCAATCCCGACGATGGTGTTATAGTAAACACTAATAAAAATACCGAAAGTAGAATATATCATGAATCCAGAGCCGAACTTTATGCTGATAATGTAAGCAAGCTTAATGAACTTCAAAGCTGGAAAGCAGGAGTTAACAGAGCTTTATGGATAATTTTTGGTATTATGGCAGCAATAGTTATTAGAATGCTAATGATGCATTCAGAACAAGGATAGTATGACTAATAAGGAAGTACAAAATATTACATCAGAATCATTGAGAGATTGGTTTAAGAAAGAGAAGTGGGTTCGCATCTCTTCTTCTGGTAATATAGCAGGCGACTGTGGTACTTCTAAAGATAAAAAGAACCCAGATAGATGCTTACCAAAAGCAAAAGCACAATCATTAAGTAAAGCTCAAAGAGCCGCTACTGCTAGAAAGAAAAAGAAGGCAGGCAGTAAAGGAAAGACAGTCGTGAAAAATACAAAAGCAGCAACAGTAAAAAAAGAAAATACTAAACTTGCTGAAGTAGCAGCTCCAAGTACTGTACCCTCTAATATTATGTATAGCCTTAACACTACAAAAGGCATGTCCGGTAATCACCGCTACCATATTGGTACACTATTACAAGCTTTGCATAGAGGGTCTACTATTCAATATATGCAACCAGAAGAAAAATTCTATCTACATACTGTTAAATTTAACTCTAATGTCACTATCTACCCAAAAGTAGTAAATGAAGATCCAGAGGAAGGTTACGATGATGATTTTAATATTCGTGATGTAGGTGAAACAGATGTAGTAATATACGACAATGGGGTAGAAGGATTAGATTACCCTGAACCTTTACCAGACGGCTGCAAGACTGCTAATCAATCCCCTAACTACTCTATCTATACTCACAGTAGAAATTTTAAAGTAGTTAAAGTTGAAGAATTAACTACAGGGTGGGATGGAGACGATTATAATGATAAAACAAATCTACATGTAAGAGCTTTATATGCTGCTTGTAAACTTGAATATATCCCAGATGTTGACGAAACAAAAAAAGCAACAGTAAAAAAAGAAGGTCTATGGGCTAATATAAATGCTAAGAAAAAAGCAGGCAAGAAATCTTCTCATAAAAACTCTAATGCATATAAAGATGCTAAAAAAGCAGGTAATGCATTAAAGCAAGAAACAGCTAATCCACAAGACGGTAAAGCTGCACCGTATGGATCAGGATATAAACCTATTAAGAAAATGAAAGAAACTAAAGAAGCTCCAGCAGGACACTACTTTACTAAATCAGGAAACTTAGTCAAAGGTAAAATGTCTGCAGATGCAAAAGAAAGAGGAGCCAGAAAAAGTGATCCAAAAGATAAACAAAGATCTAAAGTACCAAAAGCTACACAATATAATGAAGAGGTAGTAAATACTATATTAGAAAAATGTTGGAAAGGATACGAAAAGAAAGGAATGAAAACCATGTTCGGTAAATCAGTTCCTAACTGTATTAAAAAAGAAGACATTATAAATCTAGTTACTGGTATTATTCACGAAATGCAAGTGGACGAAAAAAAAAAGAAAAAAGACGATAGGTGCACAAAAAGAGCTAAAAGAGAATATGATACTTGGCCATCAGCTTATGCTTCAGGAGCAGTAGTTAGATGTAGAAGAGGAAAAATTTGGAAGAAAAAATAATGACTAGAAAAGAAATGCTTAATGTTATCAAAGAAGTACTTCGAGAAGAAGCTACTATTGATAAGTATATAACGGTTATTAGTGTTATAAACGGTAAACGTAATCTGGATAATGACCAGATAAAAATGATCTTCCAAGGTGATGTTCATGGTACATTTTATATTTACACCAATGAAGAAGGTGAATACGAAAACGAAAAGAAGGTTACTAAAGCAGAAGCATTAGAATACATAAAGTACTATAACGCTAGATTAAAAAGAGACTCTGAAACTGAAGAACGTTTAGGAGCAAAACTAGGAGTATTAGGAATAGAATCTGAACTTAGATTTAACCACGGAGAGATATCAGGTGATCCTACTGTATTTTCTTTAAATGAAGGCCCCGGTAAAGATTATTTAGATAAAGCTGCTAGAGCATATTTTCAAGCTAAAGATTTTGAAGATGCTAAACCTAAACCTAATCCTAATGATGTAGCAGCTTACATAGGTGAAGATGAAACAGATGAGCTAGAAGCAAAT